GTAAATTAATTCGATGGCTACATACAACGACTACCCACAATCCGCTACGAACAACGCTAAGAAAGTATTAGCGTGGAAAAAGAAATACGGCAAAGAGGTCAAGGGAATGACTTCTATAGGGTGGACTCGTGCAAACCAATTAGCATCAAAAAGAAAACTATCCTATGAAACTATTGCTCGTATGGCTGCGTTTAATCGTCACAGAAAAAATGCTGCGATTGACCCTAAGTATAAGAGTACGCCTTGGAAAGATAGAGGTTATGTTGCTTGGCTTGGGTGGGGAGGAACTTCGGGTGTTAATTGGGCGATTAGAAAAGCTAAGTCAATCCGAGAAGGAACAGTTAAAGCAAGTGTCGATGTGGCTGAACTCCCATACGGTAATCGTAAGGTCAAGGCTAAATGCCCGAAGAAGAACGGCAAAAGAGAAGATTGTAAACAAGGCTACTGCGATTGTTATGCTACCCAAGGAAAAGATGGTAGTGTTAAAAAATCACCTAAAGCACCTAAGAGCGACACTCCTGAGAAGAATCCTAAAGGTGTTGGAAAAGGTGGAAAGCTATCTGCAAAAATTCTTAAGTCTATAAAGACTAAGGTAGACAAATATAATGAAAAGTACCCTGACAAAAAGATTGGAATGGGTGCAGCAAAGCAAGTGGTTCTTAGAGGTATGGGTGCGTACAACACGGGTCATAGCCCAAAGGTCACTAGTGCAGCGCAATGGGGTCTCGCAAGACTAAATGCGTTTATGTACTTATTAAAGAACGGAAGTCCACAGAATAAGAAGTATGTTCAAGATAACAACCTACTTCCTAAGTGGCATAAAAAAGCAAAGAAGTAATGGACAAAGATTTACCATTATACGATATAACACTAGAGGATTTTGAGCAGGGGATGTATAAGATTTCCCTTGTAGACAAACCTGCTATTGAAGAAAACTTTATTTATTTCTCTAAGCAAAGCATTGAGATGTTTGCTAATGATGAGAAGCGTGAGGTGGTTGGACCAATTATGATTCCTAACAAGGAAATCCTAAGACAGTCTGCTGAGAATGGTTTTTACTATGTACGCTTTACCGAAGATACAATTAGAGATATAATGTACAACTACTCCAAGAAGGGGTTGTTTAACGAATTTGGCATACAGCACGAGAATGATACTACTGATGTTGTGATGCTAGAGATTTGGATGAAAGAATCCGATAACGATAAGTCTACGGACTACGGATTTGATTTACCAAACGGAACAGTATTCGTAAAGGCTAAGATTGAGTCTGACGAATTATTCAATGCAATTAAGGATGGGGAGATAAATGGTTTCTCTATTGAGATTGCTGCTAATATAACACCAACAAACAAAGAAGAAATGACTGAATTTTCATTTGCTAAGGAGCTTGGTAAGTTAGAGGCTCAATTTGAGACAATGACTAATAAGTTCCAAGAGCGTATCGAAGGGTTGGAATCTGAGAATGAGATTCTATTATCCGCATTGACATCTTTTGAAGAGAAGTTTGCAGGAGTGGAAGATTTAAAATCCGCTATTGAAATGATTCAAAAGCACATCGAATCTATGGGCGATATGGCTCAAGAGGAAGATGAAGAAGAAAAGGAAGAAATGGCTGAAGACTCTAAAGAAGAGGAAGAGGACATGAAAGAAGAAGAAAAGTACGAAGCTACTGAGGAAGAAGTAAACGAGCAAGAAGTTGAAGAGCAATTTACCGCACAGCAGACAGAAGAAGTTGTCGCTGAGGAAGTAGATAAAACTATTAACTTTGAAACAATCACTTCTGAAAAAATAAATCTTATCAATAAGCACTTTCCGAGCTTGTACTAAGATTTTGTAAATTAACTTAAACGAATTTTTTTTAAAACTATTATATAATGGCAACTACTATTAATACCACTCCTGATTTAGCGAATACTGAATCGTTATGGGGAGACCGTAGCAGAGATTTATTTATCGATGCAATGGTAAAATCGGCGGCTTTACTTGACCGCTTCACACTTGTTGATGGTGTAAAAAATAAAGTAAACATTCCTATTTTTACTGCAAGTACTCAGGCTTTTCAAGTTGGAGATGACTGTGAGTTTTCAAACAACAATGATGCTTCTATCACAGAAAAAGAGATGAGCGTTGAAACTTACTCTTGGAACTTTAAAAACTGTAAACACGCATTAGAAAAGTCTTATCGTGGTATCGCACTAAAGAAAGGACAGCACAATCCTGAAACAATGGATGTTGAGTTCCGTAATTGGGTGTTTGATTACTTCGCAAAATTAGCTGCTCAAAAAACTTTGAGTCTTGCTGCTGTAGGTCTTTTGACTGAAATGGAAAATGATTCTGATGTTATCGATGCTGACCACGACAAGGCTACATTAGATGCAAGTAACATTATAGATGCAATGGAAATTGCTTATAAGGGTATGAGCGAAGTTATGTTGGCTGCTGTTTATGGTGATGCTGACCGTGAGTACAAACCTGCGTTCTTCTTGAACACTAAATTGTACCAACTGTACCAAATCGCTATTGCTCAAGAGCATACTACAACTCCTGCAGGTATCATCGCAGGTGAGCTTCCAACATTCTACGGAATGGAGGTTATTCACTTTTCAGGATTTAACAATGAATCAGGTGAAGCCGATAACGATGAAAAATTCTTCATCTCAGCTCCAAGTAACTTGGTTATGTTGACTGACGATTACAATGATGTAATGGCTATTGATTCTGAGTACGAAGCTAAAGAAAATGCTGAGTACATTTGGGGACGTTTCAAAGTAGGTTTCTCTTACATGAAAGGAAGTGAAATTGTACTTGCTGCAAATCCTTCTTAATAACTGAATAATAACAAAGGGGAGGGTTCTGCCCTCCCTTTTTAATACCTTATAAAAAATGGCTTGTTCTGTAACCTTATCAGGAATTACTTACGACTGCGCAGACTTGGGTATAGGTGGTATAACAAAGTTATCTATCGCAGCTAAGTCAGAAGTAGACACAGTAATAGCAGGGTCTTCTCTCGTTATAAACGAAGATACCCGTGTTGTTTCTACTGCAGGTGTTGTCGCAAATGTTGCTGATTACACATTTAACCTTAAAGACGGATTCTCTGCTTTCAACGAAGTAAAGACCGTTAACGCTGACGGTACGTCAACTACCGTTCCTTCTATTACTGTAGAGTTTCCTAAGATGAAAGCTGCTACTGTAAGTGAACTTAATGAACTTGCAACTGCAGGTGCTGAGTTAGTAGCTTTTGTTGAAACTGCTGCAGGTACTCATCACCTAGTGGGTGCTGACTACGGATTGTATGCTGCTACTGTCGATATGTCTTCAGGTGCTGCTCGTGGTGAGAAAAACCGTGTTCAACTTACCCTAACAGGTGAGGAAAACGGTCTTGCCTACAGCATCGCTTCGGCTGCTGACTTTGCTACAATCATTGGTTAATACCAATCTTGTAAATTATAACAAGGGGAGTGGAGTAATCCTCTCCCCTTTTTTAATATAAAAAATATATGGCTTTCAACTGCTCGATAATACTTAGCGACATTGACATCAACTGTAACAAGAGAACTACAGGCGGTATCAAGAAAGCTATTTTAACACTACAAAGTGATATTACTATCACCTTCAATCCTTCTGATGAAACTCAAGTTACTAATGTAGACTTGCTTGAATCAGATACAGTTGTATTTGAACACAACAAAAAAGACGGTACTACATCTTTTGGTGAAAACAAAAACACTACAAACGGACTAGGTTTAGTTGCTACAAATATTGTAATCCAATCTCCTGTTGTAGATAATAAAGTAAATAAGATTGACTATATGTCTCGTAGAGAAGACATCGTTTGTGTCTTGTTGCATAATAACGATAGCGTTAGTATCTCAGGATGGATGGATGGATTGACTATGAACTACGAGGCTTCTTCAGGAACAGGTGTTAGTGATAAGTCTTTTGTGAATATTAATCTAAACACAGAAAGCGGAATAGCTTCTTTGTTATTGGATAGCAAATCGGTATTCACTGACCAAACAATTTTTGATTAATGAGTTATTTAACCAATTCGGGTAGCGGCTTTCTTTCTAATGCAGTAACTACTGTATCCAATGTAAAGTCTTACCTTATAAACAAAACAGGATACCTTGTTGATGCTATCAGAATAGGCATTGGTGACTTCGGTCAAAGGGTGTTAGACGATGGTGGTACTGTAGAGGCATCTGCTGAGGCTGCTGCATCGTACAGAGACATTACCAAAGACATCTACGACCAAGCATCTCTCGTGTTGTTTCCAAGTGGATACAAAGAATCTAAGGTGTATAGCCACAAGCCTGTAGATGGTAGCGGAGACTTTACCTATACGAGAGGTACAGATACTGCTACGAGGGTAGGAG